AACTGGATCCCACTCTTAGTGAACCTGCCCAGCCAGATGTCCTTCGTGGACGACTACCGCCGCCGGCAGGGCGGCACGCTGGAGAAGAAGGCTGGCAAGGGCAAGAAGGACACTGCTGAAAACACCTCCACCGAGTGGCGGCTCTGGCAGAAAAATCGCATGGACGGGCGGCAAGCGATCGTTTATCGATCGGTCCTGCTGTACGGCCACGCCTTTGTGGTCGTGAACAACATTGACCCGAAGAATATCACCTACGACATTCTGTCAACCAGGAACACCGTGGCCTATTTCAGGGACCCGGTAAACGACATCCGGCCCAGCCATGTGCTGACCATCAAGAGCTACCCCCGCAGTGAGAAGATCCCCGGGCTGGCCATCCTCTGGGATGACGTTTACCGCTGGGAGATGACCTACACGTTCGACGGCAAGTTCGTCGTCAAGGGCAAGCCCTTCGCGCACGGCCTGGAGAAGTGCCCCGTCGTCCGCTACACCTGCTTCCTGGACGATGAGGGCCGCACCCGCGGCGTCGTCAAGCCGGCCATCCCGCTGCAGGACCGTTTGAACCAGGCGACCTTCTCCACCAATGTGACCAGCGATTTCGGTGCCTTCAAGGTCAGGTACGCCGCCGGCCTGATGCCTTCCTTCAGGAAGGACGAGAACGGCGACCTGATCCTGGACTCCAACGACGAGCCCATCCCGGAGCCCATCGAGGTGAACCAGGCCGCGCTCCTCCTGAGCGATGATCCGGCAACCAAGTTCGGGCAGCTGGAGGAGACTCCCCTGGATGGCTACATCCGGCAGGAGGAGCAGGCGGCCCGCAACTTCACCACCCTGTCCCAGTTCCCGCCGCTGGCCTCCATCGCCAACCTGGCAAACCTGTCTGCAGAAGCCTGGTCCGCGGCCGAGGCGCAGTTCATCCGGTGGATCGACTCCCTGCACATCTCCCTGGGCGAGTCCCACGAGGAGCTGATGCGGCTGGGATCCCTGGCGGCCGGCGACTCCGAAGGCGCCGATTCCTACGGCGGCGAAGTGCGCTGGAGGGACATGTCCACCCGCACGGTTGCCGTGATGATGGACGCCCTGGGCAAGGCCGCGCAGATGCTCGACGTTCCGCGCAAGGGCCTGTGGCCGCTGATCCCGGGCGTCACCAACGGCATGCTGGATGACTGGGACGAGCTGCACAAGCAGCAGGTCCAGGACATGCTGGAGATGGATCCGCTGGCCCAGCAGGGCCAGGCCGCCGCCGCGCAGAGGATCCCGAGGCAGAACGTGGCCCAGAAGAAGCCTGTCAGTGACCGCCGCGCCGGTTGAGGCTGAGATTGCGGCGGTGGAGAAGCTCCACCAGGCTGCCCAGGCACGCCTGGGGATCGCCGCCGCCTACCTCGCCCTGGCCGAGTGGCAGGCCGTCAGTGCCCTCAAGCCTGACGAGACATCCGCAGCGTGGATCCTCGCCTCCATCCGCATAATCGCTGCGGTCCGTAAACTCTCCCGGCAGCTGGCCATCAACTACTACCAGCTGGTCCGGGGGCTGGAGATCGGCAGCACCCTTGGTGCGCCTGAGAACTCCACCGGCAACGTCACCCTGGGGACCCTGCGGAGGAACTTCCGCGACCTGGCCCTGGACGTGGCCGCCCTCCCGTCGCCGCTGGCCCCCAGCGACGACCCCGACATCCGCTGGTTTGAAGAGCAGCTTCAGTCACGGGATCTGCCCGACGCGCAGACGCCAGGCCGGTTGATCCGGCTGGAAGACGCCGAGGTGGATCCCCTGATCCAGGACCTGCTGGGTGTCGAAGACAGCTCCACCAACACCGACCCCGTCACCATTGACGAGTTCGAGTGGGAGGAGGCCATGACCCCGGACGAGGTCGATGAGGAGTTCCGTGCACTGCTCAGGAAGCAGGCGCGGGAAGCCGAAGCGAAAGTCCGGGCCCTGAGGGCCAGCGAAGAGCTGAGTCCCGACGAGGTGTTAACCCAGATCGAAAAGTCCCACGCGGCAGCCGGCTCGGTCGGGGCCGGCACGGTCGATGCCATCGGCATGGAAGGTGGCCGGAAGGTCATCGACACCGCGCTCCGCTCGGACCGCAAGGTCAAAATGATTGCCCGCGGTACCAGCGGCGACCCCTGCGCATTCTGCGCGATGCTCGCCTCGCGAGGCTTCGTCTTTGTCGGTGCGACATCCGGCGTCGGAGCCAACGAGGACTTCACCGTCTCGCAGGACATCAAGGTCTACCACACCAACTGCCACTGCTTCCCGATCGTCAAATTCACCACGACCTCGGCGCTGCCGGAACTCAACCGGTACTTCAAACAGCAGTGGCCCATCGTCACCGAAGGCTACTCCGGGCTAGATGCCCTGAACGCCTGGCGGCGGTGGATCTACGCGAAGCGCAGGCTTTACCCCAATGCGCCCCACGGCGCACGCGACAACAAACCCAAGACATGATCCCAGGAGGACATGAAATTGTCTGAGCAGCAGGCACAGGGCCAGGAGCCCGAGGCAGCACCCACCACCCCCTCAGCAGTCCCGGCATCGAACACCGCGGATGGAACGGACCCCTGGGCCGCGTTCCCCAAGGAGTTCAATTGGGTCCGGAAGGAACTGGAGGACACCCGCAAGGAAGCAGCCGAGAAGCGCGTCCTTGCCAAGGAACTCCAGGAGAAGCTTGGCTCCGCCAAGACACCTGAGGAGGTGCAGCAGCTCACTGCTGCGTACGACACCAAGACCAGTGACCTGGAAATCGCCCTCGCCCGTGAACGGGTAGCCCGTCGGACGGGACTGAGCGATGACCTGGTGGAGTTCCTGACGGCCAAGTCCGAAGAAGAACTCGTTGCCCAGGCGGCCAAGCTGGCCGGCCTCAAGCCGGCGGGCGAGCCCGTCGTGGTCACGGTCCAGGAACCCCGCGGCGGCCTCAACCCCAGCGTCGACGTCCATGAAAAGGATGGCTTCGCACTCTGGGAAGAGCACAAGAAAAACCGCCGCTAATCTTCCCCACTCCAAGCGCCTACCCGGGCGCTTTTTTCATGCCCTGAAAGGGACAACATCATGACGTACACCCCACACCTGAAGGTAAAGCCTCAGGTACTGATTCAGGCTGCGGTCTCCGCCCTGAACGACACCCTGGTCATCTCCAACACGGTGACCAAGCGCAACGACCTCGCCACCTTCTTCAAGGCCGAGGGCGACACGATCAGCCAGCGGGTCAAGGGCACCGTCCCGGTGCGTACCTACACCCCGCGCAACGACCGCTCCCAGCCCATCATCACGGATAACTACAGCGAGTCTGTCGTAACCGTGACGATCTCCGCTGACCGCCCGTACTCCGCCATCAAGATGACGGACGAGCAGGCCGACTGGGATTTCACCGATGGGTGGGGAGATATCATCGATGCGCAGACGAGCTCTATCGCGTCATATCTCGAACACGGTGTTCTCAACCAGATCCTCTCCGCTCCGTACGAGCGCGTGATCCTGGTCAAGGATGACTCGGCCGGCATCACCGCCGCGCAGGACTCCAACCAGGACGTTTACTACAACGCCGTGGTCGAGGCGAAGAAAGCCCTCCGCCTCATGAGGACCCCCAACGACACGCTGTTCTGCATCTGCGGCGTGGACTTTGAGGAACAGATCCTCAAGTCCAACCGGTTCCTGAAGGACCAGGGAACGGGCGACTCCGCCCTGACCACGGCCACCCTCGGCACCATCGCCGGGGTCCGCTTCGTGAGCACGACCCACATCCCCGCGGACGAGGCGTACATGTACGCCAGCTCCGGCTTCCTGGCATTCACGGGTGTCCCCCGCGTGCCGAAGTCAGTGCCCTTCGGCGCCACGGCATCCGCCGGCGGCTGGGGATTACGCTGGTTGATGGACTACGATACCGCTTACCTGACCGACCGTTCGGTCTTCGACTGCTACGCGGGTTACTCGTACGTAAAGGACCGCGTAAGCGTTTTTGACGGCCGATCGAATGAACTTATCTCTCCTGATGAGTATTTTGTTCGGGGCGTCAAGCTGGCCCTGAAGTCCACCACGGACGCTGTTGAGAAGGCTCCGGGTGACGGCAAGACCGACACGCCCGGTGGCCCCGCGACCTCCTTCCTGGGCAAGGTCTACAACCTGCAGACCGTCACCGCCGCTGAAGTCATCGGCGAACCCTTCCCGCTGGGTGGCAACTACCCGGGCGCCAAGGCGACCGCCACGGGTGCCATCACCAAGTCCGGCTCCACCATCGGCTCCATCGCCGTTGTGGCTCAGGGCTTCGGCTACACCTCCACCCCGGCAGTCACCATCTCTGGCGGCTCCGGCACCGGCGCTACGGCTGTCGCGGAGATCCAGAACGGCCAGGTCGTGGCTATCCACGTCACCGCCGCCGGTACCGGCTACACCGGCACCCCGACCGTCGCTATCGCAGCCCCGTAGGAGGAGTAACCCGTGCCAGCACTCGCAACAGTCGGCCAGGTGGCAGCTCGCATCGGCGAGCCCATCTCCTCGGCTGAAGATGTCCAGCTGGCCGCGTCAGTTCTCAACGAGGCCTCCGAACAGGTCCGGTTCTACGCCCAGCAGCCCTACTGGACTGCTGAGACTGCTCCTCCGGTTGCCGTCGCCATCACGGTGGCGGCGGCAGCCCGGGGCTTTTTGAATCCTTCAGGATTCGACGTCGAGCGAGGGGACATGGTCCAGTTCAACAGGAACAAAGACTATGTCTCGGGCGCCGCACTGACGGCCCAGGAGATCACCATCATCAAGGCCCTCGGCCGCACGGGCAACGTCCGTTCGGTGAGCCTGCACAACTGTGACCGGCCGGTTCCCCGCAGCCGCACCGTGACAGAGGACCGGGGCTACGCCCCGGTGGACTGGGGCGGCAACAAGCCGTTCCCGCTGGGATACGAATAATGGCCCGCTCCCGCCTGCTTGATAAGGGCAGGGAGAAGATGCTCATCTACCCCGAAGCCGAGGTCATCAACAACCGAGGCGACATTGTGCGTGTGCCGGCCGAAGAGCCGGTCGAGATCTGGGTAACCACCTCCAGCCAGCGCCAGGGTGACGCCGAGATCCCCGGCCAGGTGTCGATCAAATCGATGCGCTGCATCACCAGGACCGCCCCGGTGGGGTCCTGGGCACGGATCGTCTTCCAGGGCGAGGAGTGGGATCTCGCGGCCCCGCCCCGGTTCACTCCCGGACTGTCCAGGGCCACGGAGCATGTCGAGTTCATCATCCGTTCGCGGAACAAACTGAACGAGGCGGCCCCATGAGCGAGCACAACATTGACTGGTACCACAAGGAGCGCGGTGGCCGCGGCCCCGAAAGCTCCACCGGCGCCGTCGTCTCACACCTGCCCGGAGTAAAACAGGCCCTGGCCCTACAGGCCCGTGGCATGGCGAGTTCTGCCTGGCTGAGCCTGTTATGGCACCGCAAGACGGGCGCCGCCAAGATCGAGGTCAAGAAACACGACCTGGACTGGTACGTCACCCTCACCGACGCGGACCCTGGCGGCGAAGGTCTCGCCGGCAAGAACAGGGCCGACCGCTCCGCGATGTCCATCGAGTTCGGCTGGACGCAGACGCATGCCTTCGGCAAGAAGCTGAAGCAGCCCATCCACCACCCCGGCCTCAATATCCTGGGCGGCGTCATGGACCGTGCTGCCCGCCGGTACGGAGGTGGGTGATGACCCAGCACATAGCCACCCCGTACTTCGGTTCAGTGGACGAGCTGCTGAGGGTGATCCTCACGCAGTTCTTCGCCGGCCAGGACGTGCACGTCTACACCACCTTCGCGGAGAACATGCAGACGCCGGCCATCATTGCCCGGCGTGACCGCAAGTCAGGCACCCTGGCCCTGCACTCCCGGGACGACCGGTTCATGCAGTCGGCCATCGTCATGGTTTCCACACTCACCGACGGGGCCGACGCCGACGAAATGGGCGAGGAACTCCAGGAGATGGTCCGGTACGCCCTGCGCCAGGCGCAGCAGATGCAGGTATCGGTTCCCGGCTGCGGATCCATCGCTGTCCTGGAAGAGTCCATCCACTCAGCCAAGGTCGCCGACTGGCAGACAAGTTCGAGCGTCGTGCAGTACGCATCGCTCCCGAAGAACGCCGCCCGGTACGAGACGGTCTTCCGCCTCCTGGTCCGGCCGCCCGCTCAAGACACCATCACAAACCGCTTCAAGCCCCAGTCGTAAGACGGGGCTTTTTCTTTGGGGCCGAGCCCCTTCACAAGGAGTAACTCACCATGGCACTCGACAATGCTGCCGTACTGAAGGTAGGCGTAGGCCACTTTTACACGGCGCCGGTCGGCACCGCAATTCCCGCCGACCTCCGCAACCCATCCGGAACGTGGACCCACATGGGCCACACTTCCGTCCAGGACATCCTGTCCGCCAGCTCCGAGGGTGGCGAAACCACAACCCTCCGGTCCCTGCAGAACAGCACCCTGCGCACCACGACCGCGGCCCGCACAGAGGCCTTCATCATGAATTTGCTCCAGTTTGATGAGCCGAGCTTAAAGCTCTATTACGGGTCAAATGCCCAGGTGGACGGCGACGGTTACGTGGAGATTCCCTCCTCGCCCGTGGCCACCGAGGTCGCCTGGCTGGTCGTTTTCTACGACGGCGAGACCACGGCCGGCGTGTACGCACCCAAGGTCTCCATCCTCCGCTCTGACGACCTCGGCATCTCCGATACCGAGAACCTCGTCCAGCTGCCGGTCAAGGTCACCCCGCTGCAGCATGGCGCTAACACCTACGCCTTCAAGTGGCTGCCCCCGGCAGTCATCCTCTCCACCGCTACCGCCACGTCCCTCATCACGGACGACGAAGTGACCGGCGTAACGATCACCTCCGGCGG